CACCCTGCCCGAACAGCGAGTAGTGCTGCTTCAGGTGGTAAACACTCCGGCGTTACTTACTCTCTTCTTCAGGGTACATCGACTTATAACTTAATGGCTCACACAAGCGGAGCAGACGCCCCTAACGTAGTAAAGCTAGATGATGCTCAACTTTTAAACGGAGTCCCTATTCAGTCAAACGGAGCTAGCTATCGTGCTGTCTCAACCTATAACACAGGCACACAAATAGTCCTGTATGAAACCTATATGACTCACTCTCAGAGTTTGCCAGCTATCAGCAAGACTTATACTTCTTATGTGTTTGAGTTCTTGAGTGTTGCTACAGGTAGCGGTGCTACTAATAGCCTAGAGATTACAGGTACGTCTTTAAAAGCTGGTAAGGATAAGCTAGACACTGCATACAACTATATTAGACGAGAAGCTACTAACCCTGATTTCTATTTAATTAAGGATAAGACAGCTGACGTATATCGTGGGAAGCTTAAGGCAATCGCACCTAGCGGCAAGGTTACTTATAACCCTGCAATGCCAAGCCCCGCTTGGACTTATAGAATTAACACTGTTATCGCTAACGTCATTGTACACCCCGCTGCAGGTAACCCTGTTTATATCGGAACTTTTGGTGGTGCATCAACCACAGAAGGCACAACAATCGCAGGGTGGCCAGCGGCAGGTAACGGTACAGGAGTCTTGATATGAGTTTTTCAATATCTAATAATAATATCAACATAACAAACGCAGCAGGGAACACTATCTTTGATACTGACACCCCCATGCCGCACATCACTGACTGGACACTTGGTAAAGTAATTACTTATAACTATGCAGACCAAATCTCTTCTCAGAATACTTATGGGTTTGCAGAGCCTAGCCAGAACGGTCAAGAGTGTCGTTTCATAACTACTGTTGACGCGAATACAGGGCAGAGCACCACTAGCTACGTCTGTGTTACTACTCAAGCTCAGAGGAACCATAGGTACATGGGTCCAAGTGACACCACAGCAACAGGTGTAATTGCAGCACTCTCGGTAGGGTTTGAACCAGACTTCTTTATAGTTAATGGTGCAATCTACAGGACGAGTGTTACAGGAGCCTCAACAGATAGCCCAAAACAAAGAGACTACGGAGTCTTAAACTCGGTGGGTGTCCCTCAAGCTGCTGTAGTAGGTGCTAACTTTGTACTTCCAGGTAAGGTTAATGTAACTGGTACTACAGTGTTAGAGACCGCTTTCACAGGCCAAGGCGAGCAATGGTTAACCAGAACGATGACAACACGCTACGTTCCTGGAGACGCATCAACAGGTGGAAACATTGTCGTTGACTTTGCCCACTCACACGGTTGGTGGTTCTCAGATGACTCGACTATCACTCGCGGAACCTACGACAACCCCAATAGCCCACCCCTCTATGCGTGGCCAGCAGAAGACTACGGTAGTGACTGGTATTGCGTGTTTGATGTTTATTTAGGCAAATTTACAATTTAGGAGAATATGATGTACGGATGTGACATTACAGAAGTTCGCTACACTAACGTTGGTAATAACGTTCATCTGCGAGCAAACATAACTCGACAAGGAGCAACGTTTAAAAGCGTAGTAGCCTCCCTTGAACTAGAAATCTTTAACGGTCATCAAATGACCAAGGACCAACTTAAAGAGAGAACTATAAAGGTTTATACGGATTCTCTCGAAGGAGAATAAATGCTACAATTACTTGGACTACTAACACCTATCTTGGGCGATGTCGTTAAAAGGGCTATCCCAGATACAGCACAAGCAGCGTTGGTTGAGAAAGAAATCAGTGTTGCACTTATGAATAACGTTCAGCAACTAGATGGTGCCAGAGCAGAAATTATCAAGACAGAAGCGGCTTCAGGTAACTGGCTGACTTCTTCGTGGCGTCCTATACTGATGCTTATCATTACCGCTATTGTTGGTATGAACTACTTAATCTTCCCTATCATTGCATTGTTCGTTGATACTGGGAAAGTCTTTGCTTTAGAGTTACCTAAAGAACTTTGGAACCTTCTCACTATAGGTGTAGGTGGTTATATCGTAGGTCGTTCTGGAGAGAAGATGGTAGATAAATGGAAGAAATAATGATGAAACTAACAAACATGTTTAGCAGAAATAAAGAGCCTAAAGTAATTCCTGTCTCTGGATTTAAGTTTGGAGGCCGCTCTAGACAAAAGCTTGAGGAAGTTCATCCTGACTTAATAGCCGTGTTTGAACGGGCTTTGGAATTCAGCACAGTAGACTTTGGTATTACCTGTGGGATGCGCTCTCAGGGACAACAGAATCAACTAGTGGCTTCCGGTAAGTCACAAACAAAGAAGTCCCGTCACCTTACAGGACACGCAGTAGATATTGTCTGCTACATAGACGGCAAGGTCACTTGGGAATTCGAACACTACGGTCGTGCTGCTGATGCTGTTGCACTAGCGGCTAAAGAATTAGGCGTACGAATTAAGTGGGGGGCTGCTTGGCTCCACCCCTTAAATGACTATGATGATGCTTTCGAGGCCAAAGACGAATATGTAACGCTACGTAAGGCTCAAGGTAGAAAACCATTCATTGATGGACCACACTTTGAACTGAACAAGGCAGAGTATCCAGCGTAAGGGGTGAAAGGCCATGTTAGTAGAACTCGCAGCTGCCAATGCAGCATTCGCTATAATCAAGAAGACTGTACAGAATACAGGAGACTTGGCTAGAGTAGCAACTCAAATGGCGGACTTTGTCGGAGCAAAGACCAGCCTAGAAGATAAAGTAAAGAAAAAGAAAAATAGTATGTTCGGAGACCCTGAAGGGGTTAACGACATGGAAGAGTTTCTTGCATTAGAATCCATTCGTAAGAATGAAGAAGAGTTAAAAGAGTTTATGATATGGTCTGGACGCGCTAATCTGTGGAATGATTGGGTGAAGTTTCAGGGGTCACAACGTAAAGCACGTAAAGCGGAGGAAGACCGTAAGGCCAAACTAATAGCCACAATTATGTTTAGGGTAGGTGTCGGATTTATCGCCCTATCCCTAGTCGGTGGTGTAGTGGGCCTTATTTTCTTCGCTGGTTTCCTTAAAGACTTGTAAAGAATATAATACCTTACCATTATGATATAGGCTATAAATCCAGGGCAGGTGGACAACACTTGAACGCCCTATTTTCAGGGGGATTGGCTAGGATTCGCACTGCGATATCCTCCTGAAAACAATACCAAAAAATACCTAACCATAATGAGCGTAGCGAATCTTTTAGGGCTATTATAAGCATATCTAAGGATATCTTTATATTAGTCTTAATTATAATTAACAAATGAAAGGAGTCTTTAATGGCCCTGATTAACACACCGTCAAAGGCCATGAAGACCTCTGTGGCTGACCCTAGTGATTCTTATCATTCTTTATCGCCTATGTGGAAGAAGGCTAGAGCAGTACTTCAAGGCGAATCTAATGTTAAGGCACATGACAAACACTTAATGAATGATTATAGTAACCTCTTACTTCCTTTCTCCCCTAGCATGACACAACAACAATATGACTTCTATAAGAGTGAAGCTGAACTTCCGGGACTAACTGCTCAGTATGCTAAAGTACTTATCAGCTCTCTCCTACGTAAAAAGTCTATAATGACTCTTCCAGATGAATTACCTGATGATGCTACTGATTGGATTGAGAAAGACTTTACTCTTGATGGTGCATCGATGTTTAACTTCCTTGATAGTGCTATCTGGGAAGAACTACAGACATCCCGTTGTTGGGTATACGTAGACCGTCCTGTAATCACTGATGAAGACTTTGATTCAATGGACCCTGAACAGCGTATGTCTATCAGTCCTTATCCTGTCATTGTTAAAGCTGAAAGTGTTATTAACACCCAAACAGAAGTACACCCTATTACTCGTCAGAAGACCTTAACTCGGTTTGTTACTCGTTATATCTCACAAGAGTATACAGCGGAGAACCCTTGGCATCCTAGTTATATTGATACTGTTTGTGACCACTACCTTGATGAACAGGGTTTCTTGGTCCTAGACTACTACCGTAAAACAGACTCAATGCATGAAGTTGATGTTCTTAACGGAGAAGTAACTCAGAAGTATCGTGACGATATGGAAGCTAAATTCGAGAAGTACGATACAGTAACTCCTATGATTTTCGGTGAGCGTATTCAACGTATCCCTGCTTGGCCTCTTAACGGTCAGCTGGACCCTATTGAACCTGTGCTTATGCCAATCATTGACAGAGAGGTATCACTCTACAACAAGGTGTCTCGTCGTAACCACCTACTATACGGTGCGGCAACCTATACACCTGTGGTGCAGTCTGACATGACTGACGAAGAGTTCTCGGACATTGTAAACGCTGGCCTTGGTAGCTGGCTTCGTGTTCGTAAAGATGAGTCAATTACTGTACTGGAAACTCCAACAGCTGCTTTGGCAGACATGGAGAAGGCTATTGCAGCTACTGTAGAAGAAATGGCTAAGATGGGTATACGTATGTTGTCTCCTGAACAAGCCGCTTCTGGTATTGCTCTTGAGATTCGTAACGCTTCTCAGACAGCACAGCTAGGTACAATGAATGCTAAGATATCAGGTACTATGGAAGAAGTAATTTCTTTCATGCTTAACTGGAAATACGGAACAGACTTCTCAGGTAACGATGTTGAATTCCAACTTAGTGCTGACTTCTCCCCTATGGTTGGTGGCGAAGGTGCAATGCGTCTTGTATCCGAATGGTATCAAGGTGGCATTATCGGACGTACTACGTTCCTTAACATTGCTAAGTATAACGACTTCTTACCTGCTGATTATGACGATGAAGAGGCTCAACAAGAAATTCAGACAGACCCTTTGACTCAACAACCTAATGATGATAGTATGGAAGTCATGTAATGAGCAACCCTTATGTACAAATTATTGCTGGCCTCGTAATCTTTTACGCTGGGCTAAAGATGTTCTCCGGTGGGATTAAGTCCCTCGGAAACATGGACCACTTATCATGGTTCATTGCCAACCCTATCTATATGTTCTTCGGAGCAATAGTTATGACTCTAGCTTGGCAATCATCTTCACTTTCTACAGCGGCTATTGTTGGTCTTGTGGCTTCGGGAATCATTCCCTTACCTGCTGCCATCGCTGCTGTTCTAGGTGCCAATATTGGTACAACAGGAACTATCTGGTTAGCTGGCCTTATGGCCTCTGACGGGATGCCGAAGGGCGACACACTACGAATAGCTATAATGCATACGGGTGTAAACCTGTTAATGGCGGTTATGCTACTTCCTTTTGTCAATCAACTCGCAAGGTATATAGGACGTTTTGGATGAACAGACTCAGGCAATTTAAAGCTTGGTATATACTATTAAGAAAAAACCACCACCCAGAGAAGAAAGGGCCAGCCTATAACGTTGGTAACTGTCTTCTTTGGGCGTGGTCTAATAGTAAGACACACCCCCTCTAACTCTACAATGGTGGACTAGATGAATATAAATGACAGAATTTTTGACCGCATCGTAGACCATATGGGCGATGTTAGGTTATACGAAGAAGGTGTTCAGCTTCAGAATCGTAGGATTGTAAAGAGACACAGAAATAAACTAAAAGACTTATTGAGAGGCAACATACGTGCTAACCTCGGAAAAGAAGCTAAACGTTTCGGCAAAGAGTTGACAGCACACAAAGAGACAAGCTTGAAAGAGTTCTCAACCTCCCAACTGGACTTTTCATCAGAAAACTTATATAAGGAAGTTAAAGACTTCTACAAGGTAAAGAAGCCTAGAACGAAAGAACTACTCGGCGAAATCGCTGGGCCAAACATTAAAGGTGCAAGAAGCATCTCTAAGAACGTTTCTAACATCTCTGCAGGAGAGTTGGTTCGTATTAGTTCTAAAGTTAAAGGCGGGTTAGCCGCTGGTACAAGCAAGAATGAAATCATTAAGAACGTAATGAAGACAACTAAGCTTACCGAAGTGCAGGTTAAGACCCTTACCCGTACTGCTATTACTTCTACACAGACAACTGCGGTTGCTAAAGTAATGGAAGCAAATAAAGACATTCTACAAGGCTTTATGTTTACAGCCATACTAGACTCTAGAACAAGCCCGATTTGTTCACACCACAATGGAAAGATGTATGCCATTGGTGATAAGAGCTACGAGCCACCACTGCACTGGAACTGTCGTTCTAGCTTGGTGCCTGTACTCAAGAGTAAAGATGAAATGTTAGGCATAGACAGTAGCCGGATTAATAAGACCAATCTTAAAAAGAAAGACCCTCAAAAGTTTAACGGTCTCCCTGCTACTCTGAAGAACTTCGGCACTTGGCTTGCTACACAGCCGATGGCTATACAAAGGAAAATGCTTGGCTCAGAAGAAGCCGTGTCTCTATTTCAGCAAGGTAAAATGAAAGCATCAGAGTTTATTACCCCTAAAGGTAAGGCTCTAACTATTCAAGCCCTGCGCTCAAGAGCGGCTCAAGCCACAGCGGTCTTCAGACCTAGACAACAAATACTGGATGAGGGTATAAGAGTAGACGCTAAGACAAGCAACTCACTCCTTAACAACCCTAAACACAAAGCAGCTTTAAGAGAAATGTTCCTCAATGATGCTGGTGACTTTAACAAGACTCTGTCACTGACTGATTACAAAGGCACAAGCCTTCAAGGTAAACAAGCGTCACGTAGGCGTGTTGGTAATCAACTTGATGAGCGTAACTTCTCAGTAGACTCCCTTACAGGCGAAGTAAAGAACAACAACCTTTATGACCCAGACTTTAACTTATACCAAGAACGTATCGACTTTATGCGTAATGCTAAAGACCTGTCCAGAGAGCAGAAAGACTTTATTGAGTCTATTGCTGCCTCCCTTGATGACAAGGTTTCTCTTAATCAACAGACAGTAGTAATTGATAACCTTCGTGTTGTGTTCCAGCGTCAAGCTAGAGACAAACAGCCTTGGGGTGACTTTGCTTCTGTTGTTAGAGCGGAGAATCGTTTCTCAGTACAAAACGTGTCAAGAGCACTCGATGTACGTTCTCGTAAGAGGTCAGAAATGTTTACTAGCTACTTGGCTAAAGATAAGCCTCAAGTTCAAATCATGGGTAAGTACTACACCCTAGAT